GCAGAGTCGACTATGCTCATACATGCCCTGCTGATGTTAGACCTTCCGAATGGTCTCGCTGCATCCGGCCTGTTGATGATAGGCACCAGCAAAGGATAAGGCGCTGTGTTAGGGATAATTTCTTCCCTGCCTTCTTGAGGATATATATACTGCGTCGCTCCTGGGATGAAGTACGCTTCTGTTATTGCTACTCCATTATCATCCCTGTCGAGAACTGCATACCCTTCCTTCAGCATCCCTGTGATCGGATCTATCACTCCTGTGGCGTTACCACCATCTATCACTTGCATGCGTGGATATCCGTCTTCATCAGAACTGATGTAGATAAAGTCACACGAACTTATAAGCGCACCAAGAATAGCACTATCCATCAGAATGTCAGGGTTGTTCATCTTGTAGATTTCGTTAAGATTAAAATTGTCCTCTGCGAACTCTCTGAACACCAGCCTGTCCGCCAGCGAGTCGACCGCCTTTGAACACCACCCGAGACAATTCATCCAAAACCTTAGCTTCGGAGGCGTGCTGATCTGGAAGTCATCAGCCAAATGCTTCATGTCATAATACTGGTATCTCTTCCAGATCCTCGGTATCTTGTTATTCAGCTTGCTTTTTAAATAATTAACTCCATAAGCCATGTTATGTTCTCCTGTATATGGTATCCGCGAGATAAATGCCCAATGACGGCGTGTATGCCGCAAACGTGGCACCAACGGTAGGGACGCCCCCCTATTCACGTTCTGTCAGCCCTCGCCCCTATTGTTGAAGAGGCTTTAATGGTTTATGCGCCCAATCAAATGTCGCAGGCAGCACTCTATTGGATACCACTTTATTCTCAACAATATTATTTTTAATTTCCAGCTTGTCAGACTTCTGTCTGTTACAGCATCTATGCGCAAGCTGGAGGTTGTTGATGTCGCATGGATGTCCTCCCTTGCTGACAGGAACGATATGATCAATCGTTGGTGACAGAGGGTGAGGATACTTCAAGCTAAAGTCTACAGGTTTGCCACAGATACCACAGACAGTCTGGGTCTTCATGATGAGGGCCCGGGCCTTTTCATATGCCCCCCGGTTTCCTGGGAGGCGGTCTGTTCTAATTTCTCTCATATCTCCCCTCCCCAACAAAAAACCCCAGGCACATACCCGAGGTCTTTTGCGGTTTCTGTTTTAAAAGGAAATTAAATGATTGGAAGCTAACCTGCCTTTGTTTGTCTTCTTCCAAGTATAATTAAATCACAAATGGTATGTGCAAAACAATGAACAGTTTACTGGACTCCGTTCTCCTCACGTTCCTGCTGCATGTCCTGCTCTTCGTACATATCCTCTACCATCCTCTCTTCTTCCCACCTGTCTGCTCTTCCTGCAGCCTCACACAATGCCACTACTGTCAGCACTGCTGTTGCAAGAAAGCCACCTATCAACATGAATACTAAGTTCTTAATCATTACTCTTGCTCCTTCCTCAACCCACAACTGCAATAGTCATTTGCTTTCACTGACGAATCTATTCTCAAACAATAATAGAAAGGCAAATAATTCGCTGTTCCTCGCTCTTCGCAACATTTGCAGTCTCTGCATCTTACTACTTCCAAGCCACCTTTGTTTGCTGTTGTCGAAGTATATTGTTTTGACTTGCACTTTATACAAATGACCATCACAATCATCTGCCACAAAGTCATACTCCGAAAAATCATTTATCGGTTTCGACAGAACATAACCTTGATTAATCAAAAAATATTCGGCTAACAACTCACTTTTTGTCCCATTAATTTGTTTGCTATTCATATCTTCTCCTATTCCGCCACCGCAGATATTAATTTGCCTTGCCCCTGCGGTCTTTCTCCCTCTGCAATTAGCATGGATGCCGCTTGCAGTTCACCCTGTAAACCTTGCTCCCATCCTACAAGGCTAACAGCCATTCACAACTCGTCAACTTTGTCGGCTTTCCTGTTGTAAATGCTTTCCCACTAACCAACTCCCACATGGTACGCAGTTCGCCCTCAGAGATGCAGATACGTGCCACTCTGATTAGTGTGCTGATGCGTGTGGAAGTCAGGTCTCCCTAATTAGTCCTAACATTCTCCCTTCGGATGCGGACCATACTGCAAAAAGGTCCTTATCAAATCAGCATAGCCCGCACCGCACTACTATATGTCAATGGCTAAGCGCCACTCAACAACATCGTTATTCTCCACATACTTTCGCTTGAACCCTGTCAGCTTCCACACATCACAGTCCTTCATCCTTGTGTGGTATCTCGGGTTCAGATGTATCAGCTCCGCTTCGTACTCCTCGCCGTCTCTCGTTCGGATCCAGCACGGCGTCTGGTACGGCGGATGTGTCGCCGGACTATTTGCTCTCCAATTCATTCTTCTACCTCCTTTACTCTTACTTGTTTCTTATCAGGATAGCTGCTCCCGTCATGAATCCACCATTCAAAGACTTCCTTTCCTGTTTGCCAGCCTTTTTTCAATGGATAAGCATCTATCATCTTTTGGAACGCCCTAATGTAGTTCTCTTTGTACTTTGGGTATCTTTCAAGCTCCCACAGCCTGTGCTTTTTTGTGCCCATTGGACATCCGATGCACCCAAGCCTGCTAAAGCCTTCATCATACAGGCAGCAATATCTAACCTTGTATTCTTTGATAAACTCCCACACTTCATCTGTAGTCCAGTCAATTATTGGATTCAGCACTTTTCTGTGATACGTTTGGCAATGGTACATCATTTCAGGTGTTGGGTTGTCAGGGTCAAGGAGCTCACGCCTGTCCTTCTTTTTCTCTCCTAACTCAAGACCGCTCCTGTCCCTTGCCCTTCTGACAGATTCATCCTTGCGTACACCTGTGACCACAAACCTGTCTTCTCCTGCGCCTTCCTTCAAGTCCTCGCAACAATAGCGCATGATCCTTGTTGGCGGTATCTTTCTCTTTGGTATCAGATTCCACATGGTTTTAACTCTGCCATTATCATCAACAGGGAAGTCAAAGTGTACATCCGGGAATGTCTTGACGAATCTCACAAGCTCAGGCGGATCAACGCTCGTCACATTGTAGTGTGCATCATACTTGACCCCTGCCATGTCAGCCAATGCTTTGACCGTGACAGAATCCTTGCCACCGCTGAACGCAAGGAAGTATCCTTCTTTTGGCTCAAAGGCTTTCAGCCGTTCAATTGCTACCTCGACCATATCCATGCCATACATATTAAGTTGATGAATACTCATCTTCTCCTCCTTGTTATAATCAAGCCCTGCGGCAATAAGGGTTTATGGGAATAAAGATTACTCATGTTCTGATATTCAATTTGATTGATAAATTGGGGATTGTAATATTTTGTGTACACCGCAGGGCATTGATAACTAAATCAGTTTGTCTACTTCGATTAATGCTCTCTCATGGACTTTAAGTATTCCTCTGTACGAGTAGTCCATCTCTTCTGCTATATATGACCACTTCTTTAACTGAATATATCGAGCGTGCAATAACAGCTGACATGTTGGATCTGGAACTCTGTTAATCACATCTTCCACATCAAGCATTACCATTAGTTGGTCTGCCTCCGCATCCATCAAGTCGAGCGTTAAGTCTGTGATCTTAGCGACCAGCTCTCCGATCTTATCAGTCTTCGGAGTACTCTGCACTCGCTCCTGATCAAAACTTTGGCCAATGCTGTCACGCTGGTCCTTCAGAGCATCTATTTGTGCCTGAAGTCTTTTGGCTCTTATTAGCGCCGATTGATATTGAATTAAGAATTGCTTCGCTCTATTCATCCTTAACTCCCCACTTGTGTTGCCCGTCTTATTCTCTCTACCAACCTTATTAGCTCGCCAGCTTTAGTCTCCATTGTCTCTTTATCATCATCACGCTGCGGAAGAAGCTTTAGTATCTTCCGCTGGTTACTTGTGATATAGAATGGCGAGTTATCCATCCTGTACAGATATAACTTTTCATCAAACCATCCTGCACTATCAGTCATTGTTCTTAACACTGTTACTTCTGTTTTGCACAGGACACCTGGCCCGAATGCCCTTCGGCAACTTGCAAGATATGCTTCTGCTTCTACCATTTTTGCCTCCAGTGTTGTATTAAAACTCGATTTCTAATCCAACACCTTAACTGTTGAAATTCCAACCATTACAGCTTTGGTGTTGGAGGTGTTGTATTAAAATTCCTATATTTACTTTTTTATTACGGATTTTTTTAAATGTTTTATTCTTTTTTCCTTCTTTTAATCCAACAGAAGAAGGGAAAGTATTGAAATATAAACGATTTAGCCGTTGGATTAGGTGTTGGATTAACCGTTGGATTAGCCGTTGGATTAAAATTTCAATCCAACACTAATTCGACTCCAAGAGCTCCAGAAGGTCATCGATCCCATTTGCATCAGGATAAGCTTTAATGGTGCCAGTAGTTGGATAGTAGTCGAACAAATTTCTGCGTTTGCTCCATACCTGAATATGATGGTTCGCTCTGTCTCTTTCTATTGGTTCATATCCATTTCTTCTTAATGTTTCCATATCCCTTTCAGCTCTCTGGTCTCCATCAAGCCAGGCATACGGAATGTCCATTGTCTCTTGTTTCTGCATTATTCCCTCCTTAAAACGGCACCTGTTCTTCTTCTGGGACTTCCACAAAGGCATCAGGGTCCGGCTCATAACAGACCTGACTTCCATACTTCCCGCAGCGCACTCGTTTAGGTAACTCTTTCCATCCGTGAATGTTCATGTTCATGATATCAGTCAAACGCTTCCAGTCTGCGGGCTTACCTTGTATGTTTTCGTTTCCTAATGCTTCATCCCATAACAGCCGTGTGCATACACGCTGCTGATGATGGTCGAGGTATTCCTGAATACGTCCGACATCAGGATCCTCCTGCATATATTTGAGTTGTTCTTCGTATGTCTCGGCTTCTAACTCCGGTGGCATAATAAGCTCTGGATGCTGCGTCTGATAGATGTGGTAAGCTTCAGCCCATGCTTGCCTGAATTCCGCTTTGGTAGCTTCTGGATCTGCGAACAACGATTCTTCTTTTTTTACTGGATGCACATTTATTTTCACCGGAAGATAGCGCCTGTTGCCGGTCCTGTCACTCATGAACTGAAAGTCATTAGTGGTTGCTGCGAAGACGCACATTCTTTTAACGTGCTTGGTCCTGCGTTCATAAGGAGCTCTATAACTGTCCTCTGTTACCGTAACAAAAGCCTTGAACGCTTCTACGTCCTTCTGTCTTTTAACTGCTAACAGTTCCGCCATCTCAAGGATCCATCTACCACGAAGCTTCTCTACTGCTTTATCACCTTCAATAGTCGAGAAGTTACCATCATACCAATCGTTATTGACTGCAAGGTACTGCAAAAAAGAACTCTTGAATTTCCCCTGCTCTCCTACCAGTACAAATACATAGTCGAACTTACAGCCTGGATTAAACGCCCTGTTAATGGCGCCCTGCATGAAGAGACTCATGACAGCAGTGTTATATCTGGACTTTTCAGCACCGGTAAAGCGAGGTAATAGGTTTTCGATGTGCGGTTTACCATCCCATTCTTCCAAAGCGTCAAACCATCCAACTACAGGATTATAATGGTGGCGATTAAGGCACATGTTGAAACCATCAATGTACGAAGAGTCTTTTACAAGGTCATAATTTATGTCCAAATAACTCTTTAGCTCGCTATCATCCCTGTCTGTCCATTCTCCAGACAGTTCACTATTATTCCATGGCAGTGGCCCAAACCATTCAGTCTGTCTTGCAAAGTCGTTATACATAATATGACCAGCAAGCGCTTCGTCTGTTTCAAGAACGGTAAGTACATTCTCGGCGCATTGACGGACTTTACCTTTAATCATCCTGAGTCCGTGACAACCCTTCTTGTACCGAAGTGCGCTCTCTACGATCTTCTCAACTTCTTCATCTGCTAATGGTTCTGGGCACTTTTGGCGATTTGCTTCTTTTACAGCTCCAAGTATTGCTATATCGTCATTACCTCTTGCTTGAAGGCTACACGCATAGTCGAATAAAGCATCGTTGCGGTTTCCGTTCCTAATTACATCCGGCAGATGGTAAGTTTCCTTACGAGCGGTTTTAACTATGCCAAGCTGTACAAGTTTCATTACCTTTTCATCAGCCTGTGCAATACCAGGATCGTCAAGGTCAGCTCCGAGATCCCATTCATAGGGGTTGCCGTTTGGGTGTATACTCGGAGGCGCAACAATAAGGTTGCCTTCGCCTCTGATATCCACTCCGGGTAGCACTCCTGTTCTTCCTGTCACCGGCTCGCTGGTTCTGTAGTAATAGTGGACTCCACCACTACCTGTGAGTACTGTAGCTGTCTCAGGCAGTTTTCCGTTCTCCGCTTCCCATTCACGAAGGCTCGCTGCGCCATCGGCATCGTGGTTGTCCACATCTATGATGACCAGCCCTTTAGATGCAGAACCTGTGGCAATCCCTATGTTGTACTGCGGATTACGTGACCAGATTGTCTTAATGGCTTCCGAATCAGTAGTAGCTGCAGTCTGCCAGCTCTTGAACTGCGGGCTCTTTCCCCGCTCCTTACAAGGAAACACAGCCAACCCTTGCGCTGCATATTTGAGAGCGTGCTCAAGTATTGAGTTGTATGTATCATTCTGCTCCATTTAATATCTCATTTATTTTACGAGCACATTCAGACGGCTTTACGAGCACGAACTCACAGCCGTATCTGCTCGACATCGTATCCATTGCTATAACTAACTGCTCGCCTTTAATTTCTTTACCATTTCCGAGCATAATCGTCTTGTCGAAGAGCATATCTCGTGTAAAACCTGTTTCGATAAGAAAGTACAAGTGACACCCACACTCTTCAGCGAGTTTGCATTCTTCTTTAAACCTACGTTGCTCCCTAAAGGATCCGCACATATTCGTGGCAATTTCCGTAAGGTTTGCCTTCGTATCTACAGACACTTTAGGGGGTAACGCATAGTCACCAAAGGGAAGTTTGCATCTTATTAATTGGTGACCATTAGTATCCCACCAATCATGCTTTTGTTTATGCTTACCAGCCTGCTGGCGAGTGTCTTCAACGATTATCATTAGAACGGAACTTCCTTATTCAACTCTTCAAAACTTTCTTGCTTCGTAGTATCGACCACACCAGTAGAAGCCGGAGCTGATTCAAGTTTGACTAGTGCAGGCACTTCAAACTCACCATTGTGTATTTTTTGTATTGGCAAAATCTTAGTTGCTTCAAGTCTTGTCTTAATGGATCCATCGTTCCCTCTATACTCTTTCTCACCGAGTACAACGCCAAACTTACACCCAAGCATACTGTGTTCGTCATTCTCGGCATCCATATCCCATTTGAAGCCTTGATTATCCTGTTTTAATTCATTGATGAATGCTTTGAACATACCGAGTGCCTTTGGTTTGTATGATCTGATAAGATGTCCGCCCCAGAAACCATAATCTTTATACATACCATAGTAGTATTCAGTATACTGACCTTCAGCGATATCAAAATCTATGGTAAGATAATCACCTTTATGTGTATTAGCGTCCATTGGATGGTCTTCCACATTAGTAATCTCAACCACGTATCCGCCTGCAGGAAGTCTGTTATGGCCATCTGATACATTTGATAAGTTTAAATTTCTCATTTGATTATTCCCTCCAGTAATTCTTCGTATGATTCTACTTTTGTTAATTTCTTTGTTTTGTGGCAATAAGCACACTGCTCACAACGAGGTGGTTCCATCTTACCGCCTTTGTATGCCTGGAATATTGGTGTATAATGTTCCACTATTGCAGCAGCACCATTCAATATAAACTGCGGCACTTCTATCAGATGGATGTCCGGTTCTTCTTCTTTAGTTATTACCGCCAAATAGCACGGTAACAATTTACCATCTACGGAATTCTGAGCCTCTATCTGCTGATAGATATAAAGCTGAATGTTATACTTCCAAGCATCGATAAAGGTATGCCACTCGCCATCCTTATATATAGGCTTGATGTCCTTCATATACTTAAGGTCCACTATCTTATCCCCTTTGTGATATGAGTCCATTTTGATTTTCCATTTAGACCCAAACAGTTCACCTGTCATTACTACCTGAGGCTCGCCCATCATATATTCCATAAACAATGGCTCTGAAGAGGCTCTGGCAATAGCATTGTCACACTGAACATAATCAGCTTTAAGTGAACCATCACGTTTGAATAGTTCCGGATGCTGCGTAATGAAGTCATCCATTTCTCCGCTGAAAAAAGCATCCACATAACTGCCCATCATAAGTGCTTTTGTGTCCTTACGCTGATACTCTCCTTTCAGCTCTGCCATTGTACGTGCAGGACAGTCCAGGAATGATTTGAACTGCGATGCACCCATGTACTCGAGTTGAATATCTTTGTCAAAATAGTTTGAATTGTCTACCATTTTATTCACCTGGAGCAAACTCTCTTACTCTTACTGCCATAGTGGTTGTACCGAAAGCACTGACAGGCTCCACATAAAGCTGAAGCTTTTTGCCAACCCATTCATCCTCATAGCCGGAACCAGTAACCTTCTGGATCCGTTTTGCATTGGTGGTGTTCAGAATGAGTGGCTTGATACCGCCCTCAAACTTAACCAGTGTTTTTTCTTCCTTACCCTGTGCAGACTCGACCATTTCATGACAAACATCTGCAATTTTGACTATCATATCTTTTCCGTCTTCAAAGTCCCATTCGCCTATATAGTTGGGATTAAAGCTCTTTTTCCAATGAACGTGTTGAGCCATCTGTAATATCCTCCTTCTTTATTTCTATAAATGACTTGCATTCGTGGCACGGTTCGTGCATCATTCCGTCTTTCTTACATTCAATCCAGAACTTATGGTCTTTATTGTCTGGATCTTCAACAAGCTCTCCTGCATACCCGCACAAGTAACATCTTCTCTCCATCCCTACTCTCCTATAAGTGAATAATACATGTCCATAATTTCACCTTCAGTCATCATATTGAGTCGTTTCGTCCAATAACGCTGCTTAACTCGTTTGATCAGATGACTAATGAACCCGTCTCCCTTTGTTTCAGTCATTGTCATAAAGACATAGACTTTTTTTGCATCAACCAAATTACTTGTCATACTTTTACCTCTTTTTCAAAAAACCCTCTAAAACTCTCTTGTAGCACTTAGTGGTCCATCCATATTTACCATGATCATTCTTAACTTCCGTTGATGGAACCATCCACTCGTATCCGTTGTAATCATAGCAGTAAAGCATTAAGCCATCAGGTGTAATCGACTCCCCTGTAACCAATAGCCACTGCTCCACTTCATCTGTGTACTCATCAGACACTTCAGGATCCCTTTTAAATACTGCCAACATATAACCAACTTCGTTCTCTAACATCATCTACAACACCCCCAACACTGAAAGTCCGACAACTACAATCCCCCACGCAACAGCCATACATCCGAGTAGCAAAAGGCTAACGATAAGCTGTTCAATTAACCACTGCTTCATCTTCCAGCCTCCTCTCTCATGCGTCTGACAGCTTCTTTATAGAAGACTTCACAGGCCCGAGAATCAAGTCTTGTCTCCCCACAGGAAGCATACTTGCAAGGGAACCACTTGCGCCTTGCATCTGTTCCAATTTCCAAAAACGGACAGTCTGAACAGGTGCATTCCACATTGTGCTGCATAAATATGTCACCTGTATCTTCTGCGATTTTGTCCGTAACAGTGTAGTTAAATCGTGCAAACATAGTGCCGTCCATCTCGAACTCTCTTACATCAGGTTCATACTCTCCAAGTTCTTCAAACGTCTGATTGTAAAGCTTGTCGAACTCTGCAGGAGTTTTAGCTGAGATAGTCTTGGTACGCTTTTTCTCAATAACTTTCATAAAAAAATATCACCTCCAATACATTTTGGACAGGTGATATTATGAATAGTTATTCAAGTGTATGCTATATCCCAACAGTTATGATTTTAGGAATAGATACGTTTCACCCGCCCTGTTTAGATGACGCTATGCGTCTTCGGAAGAAGCACAATACTTTTCAATCACAGCACGTACAAAGGCAGATACGTTAGTGGAATAATGTTCTTCAGTTGCACGCTTAAGAAGCTCCTGAAACATTTCTTCCGTGACCCTAACATTAATGCTGTGTTCTAACTTTTCTTTAGTCATATTGCTCTCCTTTACATTTATTATTATATCATCTTGTAAACAGATGTAAACAGGTTTATAGTGTATTTAATATTAATAATCATTAAGGAATTGGAGGCGCATTATGTTTGGTTTTGGTAAACCTAAGAAGCCTGTCGTACCATTGCTGTTTACTGTACAGCTTAATGGTGACGGCACACGCTATGAATCATTTAAGAAGAAAGGTGTAACAAGAGAGGCATTGCTTAATAAGACAGCTATCGGGGATCCTGTGCAGTTTCAGCTTGGCTCGTATGAGGATAAGCCTGTCTATTATGTATTGAACAAGAAAGGTCTCGACATCTGCTGCGTGCCACTGCCCTTAAGCGAGTACATTGTAAGTATGGTCGAAGGACCTGTGCTGACCGGCAACCTTGTGTTCTGGAACTCAGCCCTGCCGAACGCAAGACCGATGCTCCTGATCAATGTAGGCGGCAAGTGGAAGAGCGAATACCCTCTCGCATCTGCAGGACAGTACACCAAAGAATATAAGTACAGATTGGATAACCCGGACGAGGAATACTTTATGCTACCGCCGGGAGTAGAACTCGAGTGCGAGCTTATAGAATTTGAAGAAGGCTATAAAGTCATGATGGGAGAAGCCCTACTGGGCCTCATTACAGATAAGCGCAAAGAAGGATTGAAGAGGATGCTGGGCAAATACAAGTGTCACACCACTGTGGTAAACGAATTGCACGAATACCAATCAACACTTCTGATGTGGCTACGTTTCTAAAGGTATAATTACCCGCCCACTATAATAAAATCGCTTAAAACGCAAAATAGAGCCTCGTGTAAGCAAATAAAAAAGGCCCCCGCTCAGATGATCAGTCCAAGCGGGGAAGAAAGGAGGCACCAGCGTCAGTAAATAATCCATAAAAAACCTTACGTGGTATGCGTATGTTGCTAATAAAGTCCCCTGCCGTGTGCACGCAGAATGAAAGACTAAGATCGTGGTGTCCGGCAGGGGCACTATAACAATCCCACCAAACGGGGCCGGAGAGAAGATACATCCGGCATAGGCATTATTGCCAGTGGGAGTGTTACCTATTTAAACCTGACAATCGTATAAATGATCTTCTTGGTATATGTCGCTTTTTCGTGCGCTTCACCTACTTTGATCTCGACTCCGCTCCCTGTTGACTGCCATAGCGGAACACCTTTTGAATTAAAGCCAGCGAACATCATTGTATGAGGGTTAATGTCTTTATCGTCGTCACCATAACCGCATATATCCCCCTTGCGGAGATGTGCGTGTGCAGGCGAGTGATGTGGGTGCAGTATGTATGCTTTCTTTTTCAGCTCGTCCAGCGTCAGTCCGCCCTTGCACGTTATCTTATCGCCGTTTATCCAAAAAATCTGTCCTTCTTTCAACAGTTTTGCTCTCTGTGCGGAATACGAAATCATGTCACTACAATTCGTGGTTCTACGTTTCTTTGCGCCGTCCCACGTCATAGCGTTATCTCTCCACGACTTTCTGTATTTGAAGCCGTGGTCTTTCATATATTTAGTGACGAACTTCACCGACTTTCGCAGTCGCCACGCATTGCTGTGTTTCGTCGCGATCAGACTGTACTTCGGCTTGACGAAACCGCGGATATATCTTCCGTTCAGCGCGAGTGTGCGTCTCGCTACTACACCATGTTTGTTGCCCTCGATCACGGTTATGATCTTACCTTCGACCTTTTCTACCGTGCCGACGTGGTCGGGACTTCCATGATTATCGCCTTTACCTGTGTCCTGCCAGTCGTACAATATCCAATCGCCTTTTGTCGGCTTGTAATTATCGCTCTCTTTCCATATCTTCATTGCTTTGGCTTTGTTGATTATAGTCTCGCAATTAGCGGATAGAGGGAAACACTTCTTCGCTTTGTCTATGCCAAAAGCCTTCATTGCAAATGCCGACGCGGACGCAGCGCACCACAGTGCGGTGTAGTTCATTGCCCAGCCGTCAGGTTTGACTTTGTTGAACGTGTCAATCAGGTCTTTGTGTTTCGCCGAACCCTGCTTCGCGCCGACATACGGTAATATTTCTTCGATAAGCTGTTTTCTCAATTCGTTTTCTGTCGCCATTAGTAGCTCACCTCGTCTCCTTCTTCGTCTGCTCCTGCACTTCAGGAAGTCCTGTTCCAATGCTTGTCAGAATGGAAATGATACCTGCCAAAATGCTCGCGCTTATTACAAGCCGCCAGTCAACATCTGACAAAACTGTTGCCGTACCGATAATCGCGACCGCGGCCTGACAGATCGTCCGCGCCGCTCTGATAAGCGTTGCTTTCATAAATTTACTCATTGCGTTCCAGCTCCTTTTCAATCACGTCGAGTCGTCCTTCGCATTTATACATACGTTCGATCAGATTGTTGTGTTTTTCAACTTTCTTCTCAAGAGACTCGATCTTTACTTTAATTACTTGATTATTACTGATGATACTGAATATTGCTACAACTATCGTCGGTATAATGCCGATTAACGCAGTGATAATGTTCTCCAACGATTTGTTCATTAAGTATCACTCCTTGCTGTCTTCTTCGCCCTTCTGCAACTCATTTATTGCTCTTGTCATTTCTACGAGTGCGTTAGCAAATGTGATGCACTCTGATCCCATGATGTGTACTTTCATCAACTCATCATGTGCGTGAATTAGTGATTTGATTTGGTCTTCCATTGTGATTCCTCCTTTACGCTATTCTTACCGCTCTCACACTACCTCTCTCTGTATAGGAATATGTCGTTGCGGCTGACATCGCCGCCGTGGCTCGTATTGTCGTACTTGACGATATACTGTAAATAATAGTGGCAGTACCGCCGCTTGCTGGCACTTCAAAATATTGCCCCGCAAGAGCTATTGAGATGGTTCTTGACGCTGGCGGTGTTGTTAATACTATTACATATGTACCTGCCGTTAATGTAATTGCATTTGTAAGATTTGTACCATAAGACGAAGAGGTCGCTATCCAGCTTTCGGTCTGTACCGTGCCTATTGCTGTGCTGTGACCACTAACTTTAATACTTCCACTGCAAGCCACTATTCCATTCATAGTAATAGAATCCGCGGTGATTTTTGCCTCGCTCTCGCCACCATTTAATGAATCCGCTCTTAAAAAAACCTCCGCATATTTACTAATTGACCCATCATTATAGAAAGCATCTAAAAGACTTGTCGTTTTTGTTTGTAAATAGTTCATTTTCAGATGACCAGCGCCAGTATCTCCATTACATTCAAATTCTCCACTCATGAGTGAGGTTAATGAGTTTCTATAAAACCGAATACTCAATGGAGTAGTGGTCGCATCTGATTTTAATTTTAAACCATTAGTATCTAATACTATATGATTCCCCGTTGTCTTTCCAATCCTTGCTGTATCTCCATAACTTGCCACCGACACACCGCCCTTGACAATGTCAGTGCCGTTAGAGTTTATCTGTACATAATTGCTCGTATCATTTACACTGTGCACCTTGATTCCAGCCGCTGCGCTGACGTATGTTACAAAATTATCTGCATACTTCCTCGCCTCGTTTGCCTTTGCAGTTGCATCATCTGAAGCTATACTTATAGCGTCTGCCTTTGCATTGTTCGCCTTTGTTGTAGCGTCACTTGAGGCCGTAGATATAGCGTCTGCTTTTGCTGTGTCTACTGCGGATTTGCCGACTATCAGCGTCCCGTCTACTTCCACTCTCTGTGCCTGTATTTTCACGCTCTCTGCGCTCTGGTTGATTCGGCTTATTACCTCGTCATTACCGACCTTCTTCGACACCTCGGTTCGTATTCCGTCTTGGTCCACCACCAGTTCGCTGAATTTGTTCTGCACGGCGTTCTCGTCAAACACCGTTGTCTCTGCTGTTAGTTTCATTTGCGCCACCTACTTTACACTCCACGAGCCAGAGAAATACACCTGCGTTACTGTCTGTGATGCGGAATAAGAAATCTTCACTTCCCCAGCTGTGGATACGAGTACAAATAACGGATGATCAACGCTATTGATAACAGCATAACCCGATACTATTGCCCCTATGGCAGGTCGAAACCCTGATGGAATAACAAATATAGTTCCAGTCGCTGGTGCAGATATCCCGTAGATTCGTGCTGAAGCAAATACTGTGTTTCCGACTTTTCGGCAGGACAAATTGTCAAGCGTGCCGCCACTAATATTCGAATACTTTTGTATCGTGCCATTTGTTATTGCTGTCAGCTCATCTATCCCGAGTGCTGTCTTTACGCTTGCCACGCTCTGCTTATAACTGACATTATCGCTCCCAACCACTCGAATGAAATCGCTCGTGGTCAAACTTGATTTTTGCCCTAAATCTTTCTCGTAAGTATCCGCCATTAGTATTCACTCCTTCCTACAAGTTTGTTACCTGTGTTCGTGACAAGATTGTTTCCTGCATTATTCAGCAAGTACGCATACTGTAAACGTGTATAAACGCAAACCACTGTCCTACCGTATGTCTGCGAAGACTGCGCCACCGTGATTGATTTGCCGTTCCTGTTCATTGGCTCGTCTCCTTCTGGCGTTCGGTAAAACCACTCGAAATCACCGTCCGCCTTGCTTGCGGTCACGTCCTGTCCGCCCTGTATGAGAACAGCGGTAAAAATCAGATTGTTTCCGCTCGGCTTCATGTTGACGTACAGACCCTCGATTTTGTTTACCTGTGCATCCGTCTCGGTCTTGGTGTACACGTTGCCAGACGTGATGTTCACTGCGCCCTTAATGGTCAGATGCGTTCCGTCCCATTCGATGCCGTTCGTGCTGTTCGCCAGCGTGGTTCCGTTTGTGGTATATCGGAACTTGCCTTGATTCAGATTAATCCAGCCGTTAGTGCCAACAAGATTCTCTGTGGTTATCTCCTGCACTGTGATGTCGTGTGCCACTATTTTATCTGCCGTGATGGTTCGAGGCTCCACGATATTTCCGTCCAGCTTTTCATAACTCGGCGTTCCTGTGCTTGGATTGACATGCACCATGTATTTCTGACCGTCTACCGTTACAATAAGCCGTTCCACATCTATTGTGCCAGCCGTGATGTTCGCCGCATTCACCTGTACTGCGTCCAGCGTGAATACCGTTCCGCTATGTGCCAGCAGCCCCGTCTGAACCATTATCTTCTCGACCCATGCGTTCTTTGCGGACAGCTCTGTTACGTTGGCAGCGTTTATCTGTGCATAATCTGCATTCAGATTGTGGATTGAAGCCTCGCCTGCGTTCAAGTTGTTTACTCTTGCGTGGTCTGCTGTCAGTTCTTCTGCGGTAACTTCATCCGCTATGAGCTGGTTGGTATACGTCACTCCAGCGTGAATTTCGTCTGCCGTCAGGTCGTGGATCTTCGCCGTGTCAGCCTCAAGCGTGCCGACATGCGCGTTCGTTGCTTCCAGATCCACGAAGCTCGCTTTGGTTGCCACCACTTCTTCGGTCGTCGCGATGCGTTCCATTGCCGTGTTCGCGAGAGCGTTATCGGTCGGCGGTGCTGATGCGTTACCAACCAGCCATGCCCTGCCGCCTCCGACTCGGACCTGTACCACATCGCCCTTCTTTGCATTCACAGTAAGTGAGGCAGGTGTCTCATCTACTCCGCCTGGTATGTGGACATAAGCGGTATTGCCCTCGACACGAGTCACAGTGGCCTGCGTGTCGTAGGACTTCGACTTCTTGTTCTGCCGCTTATCCACAGCGTTTATTATCGTATCGACAAGCTTATCTGTCGGTTGCATACCTCACTACCTCCTCACTTGTTGTCGCTGCAAAGTCTAAGTCTATCTTCTGCTGTCTGATCATGTAGTCTCCGTTCAGCTGCTCGTAATGGAAGTTGACTATATCGCCTACGTATATATCAGGAGTGAATCTGCGCTTATATGAGGCGGTCTCTTCCATCATCTGCGCTTCTGCCAGCTTGCGGACCGCATAGTCCTGCAGGGACTCATTGTCAGGAACGTTCGCGTTGAGTTCCTCGACCATCACCCTTCTTCCGCGCCCTGTTATAGACAGCGCGCTTCCGTCATTATCTTCCGCCGTGAAAGTCTCGTCATCCGATACCGCCCTGTATACGTTCGGGCACTCGAACCAGTCTCTTGAGACTGTCAGCTGTGGCTCTACTATGTCGTTCTCGTTAAGGTCGAATCTCGCTTTAGGCTCTGTGGTCTTGCTGGTGACAAGTATGCTGCCGTCACCCTTTATCACGAGCCTCCAGTTGATGACCTCAAGTATTTTCTCCACCATAGACAAATTGGACTCTCCGTCCTCTGCCACGATAGATGTGGCAAGCTTCGGAGAGCCTTTTGCTACAGTTACAGGCGCCGGAGTAGCCTCAAGGAGTTCCCTGATAAGCTCTCCGCCGTCTGCCATCATAGGAGCATACCAGCCCCGCTCCAGCAGAATGTCTTCCGCCGGCTTCAGGACCGAGTATGCTTCTATCTTCTTTTCTTCGTTGAATCCGTCTATGTCTCTTGACGGTGATGTGGCAAGACCTGTGAACAGAGCCACACGTTCTCTGTCCCTGTCCTGCTCCGCGTCCAGATAGACTCTTATCCACTGCTCTTTCGACTGGTCGAAGTCTGTGACATCGAACTCCGCTGACTCGCGCAGGTCTGCGTCTGACTTCGTGATGCTCCCCGAAAGAAGCTCTACACGTTCAAGATCGCGCCATGTGCCCGCGTCAACGTAGCAGGCGTAGTATGAAGCCTTGTATCCGCTATTCCACTTCATTTGCCGCCTCCCAGTCTGCTAAGGTCATTCCGTCCATGTCAGGATTGTCTACCACATCAAAGTCGAGTGAGAACTCTGCTATCTTTCCTGCCGTGTCATGCGACATGCTCTCCTTGACGTTCACGTTTGCAACAAAGTTGGAACCGTCAAGCGTTCTGACATGGCAGAGCCCAGGATAATCAGCGAGCCGTCTCAATGCCGCTTTCACGTCCTCGTCCTCGTCCACCACGACTACCGCATCTGTGGAGCCAGAACGGTCTACTCCTGCCGACCAGTCTCCTGTGATGCTTCCGCCGAGATACTTCGTCTTCTTGAACGACTTGTCCCATTCGTTGTCCGATGTAAGGTTGTGTGACAGCGCGACCTCGCGTTCTCCGAAGCTGATTATCGAACTGTCGAGATATAGCGGAGTCTCTATATCGAGTACTGCAGGATAGAGGTCTGACGTTATGAAGTCGCCGTTCGCCGTCATGTACACGAGTCTGTATCCGCCGTAGTCTCCTATCGTTGGATATGGATCCACATAGGTCGTCCCCCATGCAGCGCCCTTGTAAATCAGCTTCGGCCTGTCAGCAGACAGACGGTAGATGTCTATTGTATCGCCGTTGTGGTATCCTGACTGAGGCCTTGTAGGCGTTATCTTCGCTACAAACTCCTCTTCGTCTATCACAGCTGTCCCTAATGGCATTATCGCCTGATTTGTCCAGTTGACTGTGAAGTTCTGCTTTGCTGTCGCGGTCTGTCCGTAGGTATCTTCGACTGTTGCGACTATCCTGTATGGCGCTGTATCGTCAAGCCTTCCAATAAGGTCGCTGTTGTTTATCGTTATTGTAGGCGAGCCTTTGTAACGTCTCAGGAAGATGGTCTCGCCTTCATAGCCGTTATGAACGCTCTCATCGGGCATCTCAAGGTCGTAACCCTGCGCCCTCTCTATCACCAGCGTGGTAGTCCCCGCTGTTCCTGCGCCCTGTACCTGTATGGACATAGGCATCGCCTTGAGTTCATTCCCTGTGAAGCCTGTGCTCTTTGTTATCGTACAGGTAAGCGGGTTCGCTATGGTTATCACATTGACAGGTGAGTATGCGCTTTCTCTGTTGCTGTCAGATACCACTCTCATTGAGAGCTTGTGCTGTGTGTTCGCCGCCCATCCGAGCTTACCAGCATTGAAACTCATGTGCTGTGCGGTCTTTACACTTCCTATCGGCCGATAAGTAGTGCCTACTACCTCGAAGATCTCCGCAAGAGCCTGCAGAGTACCGTCATTGGTTCCATAGGACCATGAGACGGTGAAGTCTCCACCCGGTTTGATTATCTTCTTGTCCAGTCTGATAAATGGAGTCTGTGGCGCCGCTGACAGGTCTACAGTCATGGTGTTGCAGTAAGGACCATAGGTCGCTTCCTCGCCTTCGTGCCTGATCAGACGGACTCTAATGTACCATTTTTCACCCAAAGTACATCCGCTTATTCTCCACTGCGAGGCATTAAGGTTCGATACCTCGTAAGTGTCAGGCTCGTCTGTGCTTTCCCATGCGTCTTCGTGGTCAGCCCATGAGATCTCCGCCGCATCGGCTTCTTCCCACGGCCAGCCCCACTTGACAAGGATAGTGCCGTCTTCTGATACCTGATATGCGCTTGTTCCTGTAGGCGCTACTGGTACCGCTCCGCCGGCATACACCTCATCCGACTCCATCTTGACTTCCGCTATGGAGTAGATGCTGTATGAGCCTTTGGATGTCGCTACCGGCGTGGAACCAACTATCGCCTTTGTTATGAAACCAACAGGCGTCTTGTTTGTCCAGTTCGGGCATTGTACCGTTACCGAACTCTCGCCGTGTGGGATGTAACCCACCATGAACGGCTTCTGCGCGGGACTTGTAGTAAGCGAACAGTAGACCGCCAGATACGAATCCTCGACCTCTGATGCGTTCGTTGCTGTGACAGTCGCTTTGTAGTTCGACTGGTTCACAGATACCGACATATTTGTTGGCGGTTTCAGTTTTGCCTTCGCCACGCATTTTATGTCGCTGTAGTTTACCTGTCCGCCCCACTCTGACTTGACTCTCGTAAAGAGCACTTTGTCCAGACCGAGCGTGTACGGAAGAGTCATCGCAAGCTTCTGCGAGCCTGATGTATCCGCCGTCTCCGTGAAGTCTGTAAAGTCCTCGTCTACCGGCACCGAGACATTAGGTCCAGGCACCGTGATGAGATACTGATGTGTGGTCTTCTCTACTGGATGCGCCGCATCGTCAGGCGTGTCATAGGTTGACGTGACCGTTATGGTGTTTGCGCCTGCGTCCACCGTTGTCTTCGACTCTACGTTCTGCGGCTTCTCAGGCTTCGCTATTACCCGCTTGTCACTCACCCACGCGGAGTCTCCGCCGAACCCTCTTGCCACTACTCGGAAGCATCTTGTTATCGACTGTGTGATATCTTCTTCCGTATATGGCTCCGAGCCTGATGTTCCGCTGCCAGAAAGAGTGGCGGATGACCACTCTGACAGCGCATCTATGTTCGCAGGGCAGTTCGTCTTTGCCACCGTTTGATACTTTACGTCAGTAAGCGGTCTGTTGTCCGCCGCCTCGGCACTGTATGTGAATGTGGTACTGTTGGTTGCAGGCTCCTCATGTGAAAGTGTTGGATCCTTCGGCGGATATATGTTGTAATACTTTATCGCAGGAGCCGACCACTGCTTGTTCAGCGCAAGGCCCTCAAGACCAAACTGGAACGAGACTGCTTTCGGCTTCCCTTCCGTAGGATAGACAGCGCTCCGGTTTATAGTAACCGTGGTCTGTGTCACATTGCCAGCAAGATAGCCCTTGCCGCTGAGGATGTAATTGGGCTCCATCGACCCCGCTTTGACGCCGCCTGCTACGAGCGCCCAGTTGTATCTCTGCGGATTAGTTGCGTTATAGGGCTCGCCCTTCGTCCAGCTGATGGTGAACACATTCCCTGAAAGTGTGATTCTTGAGATGGAAGGCGATTTGGTAACTGGTATGGCCTTCGCGGTCACCTTTTTTGATTTCTTTTTCTTCGCCATTAGAACGCCCTCGCTTTCAGTTCAAGTCTTCTCGCAAACTTATCAGCCCACGCTTCAGGATCCTGTGCTCCGTCCACTGTCATGCTGATGTTGAATGTGTTGCCGGATTTCATTTTCTCCAGCTTGCTCCAGAATGGATCCAGAGGAACGATAGCCTCAGGCCCCTTCTCGCCGCCCCCGAACAGTGTCGGGCCGTCCATGATACCGCCCTTTGCGTACCAACTTACCGACAGATGCGGTATGGAGCCTTTGAGTAGGTCGCCGACCTTCCACCCCGAAGGCGATACACTGAAGTGCGGCGTTGGGATATGTGGCGTTGGTACTTTGAAGTCGAATAATCCTTTGATCTTGTCAATTATGCCCTTAATAACATCTTTGGCAGCCTCGACAGGGTTCTTCATTACTTCCTTGACCTTATCGAATATGGCTTTAACCTTACCTGTAAGACCATTGAAACTTAACACCGACATAACATTCGATGCAAACTTCTTAATAGGCCCTATAGCACTCTTCACCACCGAGTTTATGGCAGTAAATACGCCTTGTATTATAGCTGCGACCGCCTTGATCGTATTGCCTACCGACTTTACTACCGCTCCTACTACCTTGAAGCCTGCCCTAAGCGTTCCCGCAAGTAATGTCGCAAGCTTTGTAAGTATTGGTGTCAGGAACTGTATAACAGGCGTAAGTGCTGAACCTACCGCTGTGGCGACAGAACCGACTTCCTTGAACAACTGCTTGAAGAATGCTATTGCATCACTGATTACAGGCTTCAATGCCGTGCCTACTGAAGTCACGAGCGCTCCTATTGCTGTTCTGAACGACTCGCTCCTGGTATATACCATAACGAGTGCAGCCACCACCGCTCCTATAGCTGCAACTATACCGAGCATCGGAGCAGATATCGCTGCGACAACAGGCATAAGTGCTCCTACTGCGCTCGCTATAGAGCCGAGTATGACAAGCAGAGGACCGCCTACTGCAAGTAACCCTGTTATGCCGACTATTACCGCACCGATAACAGGGTTCCCCTGCATTACGTTGAGCACGCCCTGTATTGCCGGGAGTACGTTTGCGTTGATGAACTCCGCTATCTGCTGAAGTGTTGGAGCAAGAGCACCACCGAGCGTTTCCCAAAGATCGCCATAAGCGTTCTTCATCTGCTGTATCTTACCTGCAGGCGTTTCAGCGAGCGTCTTGTTCATGTTACCTACATTCTGAGTAACTACTTCAGCAAGGACCGCAGCTCGCTCCTCTTCAGTACCTGTCTTCAGAATCTTCTCCTGAGTCTCGTCAAATGAGATACCTACTTTTGAGAGCGCTCCTGTCTGACCGTTCAGGGCTTTACCAAACAGGT